TTAGATCCGGTTCTTTAGTGCATAGAGCATTTCGAGTGCACGACGCGGTGTCACGTCATCCAGATCCAGCTTGGCCAACTCATCCAGCACCGGGTGCGGCAGGCTGGCGAACATGTCGCTCTGCTGCGGCGTCGCCGGTTTGCCCTTGACGGCCGGTTTTGGCGCCTCATGCGGCAGCGCGGTATCTTCCAGGCGGCTCAAGTGCTCACGAGCACGTACGATCACTTCGCTTGGCACACCGGCCAACTGCGCGACCGCAAGGCCGTAGCTCTGGCTCGCGGGCCCTGGCAACACATGGTGCAGAAACACAATGCGTTCGTTGTGCTCGGTGGCGTTGAGGTGCACGTTGGCCACCAGCGGTTCGGCTTCCGGCAACACGGTCAGTTCGAAATAGTGCGTCGCAAACAGAGTATAGGCGCGCAGCTGCGCCAGACGCTCCGCCGCCGCCCACGCCAGGGACAGACCGTCGAAGGTGCTGGTGCCGCGACCGACTTCGTCCATCAGCACCAGGCTGCGCTCGGTGGCGTTGTGCAGGATGTTCGCGGTCTCGCTCATTTCCACCATGAAGGTCGAGCGCCCGCCGGCGAGGTCGTCGCTGGAACCGATCCGGGTGAAAATCCGGTCCACCAGCGACAGTTCGCAACTGGCCGCCGGCACGAAGCTGCCGATGTGTGCCAGCAGCACGATCAGTGCAGTCTGGCGCATATAGGTGGATTTACCGCCCATGTTCGGACCCGTGATCACCAGCATGCGGGTGTTGTCGTCCAGGCTCAGGTCGTTGGCCACGAACGGCGTGGTCAGCACTTGCTCGACCACCGGGTGACGGCCCTGGGAGATACGCATGCACGGTTCGCTGACGAATGTCGGGCAATTCAGGTCGAGATTCAGCGCACGTTCGGCGAGGTTGCTCAGCACGTCCAGCTCAGCCAGGGCGCCAGCGGTGTCCTGCAACGGCGGCAACTGGCTGATCAGGTCTTCCAGCAACGCCTCGTAGAGCATTTTCTCGCGAGCCAGAGCGCGGCTCTTGGCCGACAGTGCCTTGTCTTCAAACTCTTTCAGTTCCGGGGTGATGAAGCGTTCGGCACCTTTGAGGGTCTGACGGCGGATGTAGTCTGCCGGCGCCGATTCAGCCTGCTTGCTTGGCAATTCGATGAAGTAGCCATGAATGCGGTTGTAGCCGACTTTGAGATTGGCGAGGCCGGTGCGGGCCTTTTCACGGGCTTCCAGATCGATCAGGAACTGGCCGGCGTTCTCGCTCAGCGATTGCAGTTCGTCTAGCTCGCTGTCGTAACCGGTTTTCAGCACGCCGCCGTCACGGATTACCGCTGGCGGGTTGTCGATGATGGCTTTTTCCAGCAGCGCCGCCAGTTCCGGGTAAGTGCTGGTGGTGGTCGCCAGACGTTGCAGGTGCGGCGCCTCGAGATCGGTCATCGCTACTTGCAGTTCAGGCAGCGCACCGAGCGCATCACGCAGGCGAGCGAGGTCGCGAGGGCGGGCATTGCGCAGGCCGATCCGCGCCAGAATCCGCTCGATGTCGCCGATTTCCTTGAGTTGCGGTTGCAGGTTTTCAAAACGATAGCGGTCGAGCAGGCAAGTGATCGAGGTCTGGCGAGCCAGCAGCACAGTCAGGTCGCGCAGCGGACGGTTGAGCCAACGGGTCAGCAAACGGCTGCCCATGGCCGTCTGGCAACGGTCGACCACCGATTGCAGGGTGTTGTCGCGGCCGCCAGCCAGGTTGGTGTCGAGTTCGAGGTTGCGGCGGCTGGCGCCGTCCAGCACCACGGTGTCGTCCAGCCGCTCATGGCGCAAGCTGCGCAAGTGGGGCAGGGCGGTGCGCTGGGTTTCCTTGGCATACGCCAGCAGGCAACCGGCGGCGCCGATTGCCAAGGTCAGGGTTTCGCAGCCAAAGCCTTTCAGGTCCTGGGTGGAGAATTGCTGACAGAGGCTTTTCAGCGCCGAATCGCGCTCGAAATCCCACGGTGCACGACGACGTACCCCACGGCGTTTTTCTGCCGGCAAGTCTTTTGGCCAATCATCCGGGATCAACAACTCGACCGGATTGACCCGCTCCAGCTCCGCCAGCAGGTTTTCCCAGCCCTTGATCTCCAGCACGGTGAAATTGCCGCTGGTGATGTCCAGCACAGCCAGGCCGAACAGGCGCTCGTCGCCCAGCACCGCCGCGATCAGGTTATCGCGACGCTCATCCAGCAACGCCTCGTCACTGACCGTACCCGGGGTGATGATCCGCACCACCTGACGTTCCACCGGGCCTTTACTGGTGGCCGGGTCGCCGACCTGCTCGCAGATCACCACCGACTCGCCGAGCTTGACCAGCTTCGCCAGGTAGCCTTCCGCCGCGTGATACGGAATCCCGCACATCGGAATCGCCTGCCCCGCCGACTGCCCGCGCGCGGTCAGGGTGATGTCCAGCAACTTGGCCGCCTTCTTCGCGTCTTCGTAGAAGATCTCGTAGAAGTCGCCCATGCGGTAGAACATCAGCTGGTCCGGGTGCTGATTCTTCAGGCGCCAGTACTGCTGCATCATCGGAGTGTGGGAGGACAGGTCGGAGACGGCTTTATTCATCGGATTGTCAGGCAACTCGTTCAAAGGTGTGGGGCAAAAGCGCGGCAGTGGCCGGGCTTTTCCGCGATGGGCGCAAGGTTACCATGGGCGGTCTGTCGGACGCAGGCATCGCGGTCGGGTGACATGCATCGGTGGTAAAAAGGTCGACTATGCACGATTTATGCAAATCAGCATTTGTCTTCCCGAAAAACTTCAAGCACTATGCGCGTTATGCAAAAACGCAACGTATCTACCGTCTTAAGAGCACTGCTCGACCAGCACGGGATCTCCCCCACGGAGCTCCACCGTCGCACCGGCGTGCCTCAATCCACGCTCTCGCGGATTCTCAGCGGGAAGATCGTCGATCCTTCGGATAAACACATCTCGAAGATCGCCGAGTACTTCGCCGTGAGCACCGATCAGTTGCGCGGGCGCGCGGATGTTGCGCCTGCCGCCAACGGCGGACGCGACGAGTTGCATTCCGAACTCAAGGACATAAGCCTGTGGGACGACGACACCCCCGTCGATGACGATGAGGTGTCGGTGCCCTTTCTTCGCGAGGTTGAATTGGCTGCTGGATCAGGAAGATTCGTCATCGAAGAGAGCGAACGCTCCAGCCTGCGCTTCGGAAAGCGCAGCCTGCGCCATAACGGTGTGCAGTTCGATCAGGCCAAATGCGTGACGGTACGGGGCAACAGCATGTTGCCGGTACTACGCGACGGTGCCACGGTTGGCGTCAACGCCGGCAAGTGCGGGATCGGCGACATCATCGATGGCGACCTTTATGCGATCAACCACAATGGTCAATTGCGGGTGAAGCAGCTCTATCGCCTGCCTACCGGTATCCGTCTGCGCAGCTTCAACCGCGATGAACATCCGGACGAGGACTACAGCTTCCAGGATATGCAGGAAGAGCAGATCGTCATCCTCGGTCACGTCTTCTGGTGGGGCATGTACGCCCGTTAACCCGATCCCTTTCAGATAAAACCCGCCTCGGCGGGTTTTTTTTCGCCTGTAGAAAACCGGGCAACCCTTGATTGGCGGGGCTTCCATGCATCCGCGCATTTCTCGTGCATAAATAAATGCATTTGCGCATTGACTGTATATGCATCCATGCATATTCTTGCCACCAAGCCGCTCGACAAAGCGGCTGGCAACAACAGCTCTTTAGTTCCACAAGAACAGGCAGCGATGAACCGGCCTCAACGGTTCAGAGGGTTGGCAACTGACCCGGGTGTGCAGCGTAAAGCACCAGAAGCAGTTATCCGGCGGGCAGGGACCGCGGTCGGAAAAACAATTTGAATGGACTCGTACCGCGCCAGTAGCGCCGAAAAGTCAGCTTCCTTCACGAACACAGGATTGAAGGAAGGCAAAGGAGTGCATTACTGAAAAGCCCGGCGGATTGCCGGGCTTTTTGGAATGCCTTCTGGGCAGAAACAGAAATGCCGGGAGGCCGGCAATCAAAAAGGATGATGACCATGAAGAAGTACGTGCGTGTTGTGGATGGCAAAGTCGACAACATCTTCGAAACCAACAACCCGATCACCGACGATTTTCCGGCGAGTCAAGTCTGGGTGGATGTCACCGCATTGCCAAAGATCGACTACTCCTGGAACGCGGTGAATACCGATGGCGTCTGGACCTTTACCGACAGCGATATGTGGGGTCAGCCATCGCAGTTGTCCATGCAGCTGCGCGCCGAACGCTCCCGCCGATTTGATCGAGTCAACGCCACTCTGCTGGCTACCGCCCTGGAGCAGAAGGTTGAGCTGGGTCTGGCGACGCCTGCCGATATCGCGGGGTTGCAGGCTTACAAGCAGTTTTTCGTTGATATGAGCAACGTCAACAAACAGCCAGGTTACCCGCTGGCAATCACCTGGCCTGAAGTTCCATAAATCACCGTTTCATGACTCTGCATAAGGACCGCATGACTGAATGACCCGGCGTATAGCCGGGCTTTCTGGATTGCCTGTCCGGCAGGAACGGAAATGCCGGGATTCCGGCAATCAAAAAGGACGATAAGAATGAATCGATACGTTTTCATCACGATGCCCAATTCCAAGGTTTATCGGGTGGTTGATACCGACGAAGGGATGCCGGTCAGCTTTCCTGACGGATTGGGGGGGCTGTGGGTGGATGCCACAGGAAACACGGAAGTCGTGGTCGGATGGAATGCCCGACTGGTCAACAACCAGTGGGAGTTGCATGCACCCACTTTCGAAGAGGTGGCAAGCCAGGTCAAGTTCCTCGCCACTGAGAAGCTATCGAATGCCAAAGGTTGGCTGACGTTCAACCCGCTGGATTACAAGCAGGATCTGGGCATCGCAACGCCGGAGGAAGAAGCGGCGTTGCTGGCTTACAAGCAATACGTCATCGCCGTGTGCGATTACAGGAATCAACCGGGTTACCCGTACACCATGATTTGGCCGACAGAGCCTTTTTCGCTGGTTTGAATCGACGACCCGATTGTTCTGGTCTGTATGACCGAAAAGCCCGGCCCCTGCGCCGGGCTTTCTGGAATGCCTGCCTGAGGCAGGCGCTTCAACAAGGTTTCGCGGCATGAGCAAGGCCACGCAGAGAATCAAAAGGATTTGTCGATGTTGAAAGAGTGCCGCTGCGGCCATTGCAAAAGACTGCTCGCCCGGGTGGGCGAGTACACAGAACTCCAGATCAAATGTTCCCGCTGCGGAACGTTGAATCATGTGAAGGCCGCGAGCCCCGAGCGATCGCCTGTGAGCGACATGCGTGCTGCATCGTCAGCACAACCTGATCAATCTCCTCATAGGTAAAGACATGAACATTCTCAAGAAATACGTAGCACCGTTTCTCGCTGTTGCACTGCTGGGCAATGGCGGCAGCGCAATTGCCGCCAACCTCCTGGTGAACGGCAGCTTTGAACAATCGACATGCGGTGGTGGCTGCATTCTGGACACCCCGGCAAAAACCAATGCCATCACAGGCTGGACGACGTTCCTGTCCGGTGCCGAATACTTCAACATGCCCAATGCCATCGGCGGTTCTGTGGCAGCGGATGGCGTGATGATCGTCGACCTGGCCAACTACGTTTATGGCAACGGTGGCGGGATTCAGCAGAATTTCGCGACCACTCCGGGCGCCAAGTACCGTCTGACTTTCAGTGCCGGCAACTCCCGATTCGCCAGCCGCTCCGGCGACGGTGTCATTCAGGTGAAAGTGGCCGGGCAAACCGCTACGTTCAACACACCGACAGCCAAAGGCGTCGCGGTCGAGTGGAGCACCGTCACTTACGAGTTCACCGCGATTACCGCGCAGACAACTCTGGCGTTTTCCAACGAGCAGAACCCGTACGCCAACTACGCCTTCATCGACAACGTCATTGTCGAGCGCCTGTAACTGCTGAATGCGCGGAACCTGTCGCTGTTCTTCCCCGCATCAGAGGCGACACCCGTCCGGTGTCGCCTCTTCACTTTCTCTTCATTCATCAACGCTTTCAGGAGGCGTGACATGACAAACGAGCAACAAGCGTTGCTGGACATGCCAATCTGGCTGGTCATCCTCCTTGCCGTGGCGGGCGGGGTGTCCGGCGAAATGTGGCGCGCCGACAAGGAGGGCGCCCGCGGCTGGCCGCTGCTGCGGCGGCTTGCCTTGCGCTCCGGTGCCTGCATGATCTGCGGCGTGTCGGCAATCATGCTGCTGTACGCCGCCGGCATGTCGATCTGGGCCGCCGGGGCATTTGGTTGCCTCACTGCAATGGCCGGTGCCGACGTCGCCATCGGCCTTTACGAACGCTGGGCTGCCAAGCGCATCGGCGTCTGCGAAGTTCCGCCGCGCGACCCGCAATAACCCATTCACTTTCCTGTCTCGCTGCACGCCGTGCGGCGGGACTTCGCGTGGACATCAGAAAAAGGAGGTCAAGCATGCCCACACCGATCCAGCAGCCTTCGCAGTTGTTCACGGCGATGGCGACAGCCTTGCGCAACAGCTCCGAGCTGAACGTGCAGGTCGGTAATCACGATGACTTCACGGCCCCCGGCGACAAGGCCTGGGTGTTGATCGATATCGAACGCAATGCATCGGGAGAGCGCGCCGCCAACGGACGGATTGCCCATGTGCTGACGCTGTCGCTGCAAGTCATTCCGGCGCTGTCCGCCACGGCATTTGCCGCCTGTGATCTGATCGCCGCGCTGAAGAACCTGATCACCGACAACCGCTGGGGCTTGCCCGGCGAGCAATGCGATCTGCCGATGAACATCGATGGAATGCCGTCATTGCTCGTCCGCGCCGATCAGCCGAACAAAGCCTGGACGCTGTCGTTCAACCAGACCCTCTACCTGGGCCCGACCCTGCTGGACGACCCACTCGGCACACCGAAATTCGCCCGCACCTGGGAAGTCAGCGACATCGACGATCCCGACCAATACACCTCGCTGGAGGCCTGATCAATGTTCGACGCATTACTGCGAATGCACATGGCACCGATCATCGAGCGCCTGGCGGAAATGGAAGCGGAGATCGAAGACCTGCACCGGCGTGCCGAGAGTTATTGCCGCATCGGCATCTGTCAGGAGGTTGATGCGGGCAGCAACACTTGCCGAGTCAGCCACGGTGGTCTGCTGACGCCGGCCATCAAATTCTTCAACCCCAGCGCCGGCGCGCAGAGCGAGTCGCGGATCCCGACGGTGGGCGAACAGTGTCTGCTGTTCAACTACGGCAGTGGCGAAAGCGGTGCGCAGAGCGTGGCGTTGTTCGGCCTGAACAGCGACCGCTTTCCGCCTACCTCGACGGTGCCGACGTTGACTCGTCGCGTCCATCAGGACGGCAGCGAGAGCGGCTACGACGACGCCACGCACACCCTGCACTGGCAAAACGGTCCGGCAGCTTTCAACGGTTCTCGCGAATCGCTTGAGCTGAGCATCGGCCCCGCGCGGCTGGCGATGACGCCCCAGTTGATCAACCTGCAACTGGGTGCTGTCGGGCTGACCATCGACGCCTCGGGCGTGCACTTCAGTGGCCCGTTGGTGGATCACCAGGGTCGCGTCATCAGCCCCTGAATCAAGAGCCTCCCATGATCGGAATCGATAGAGACAGCGGGGCCACGGTCGACGACTGGCTGCAATTCGTGCAGCGCGCGACACGAGCCCTGACCACGCCGCTGGGCACCCGGCAAAAAAGGCCCCTTTATGGTTCGTTGATACCCACGCTGCTAGGGCAAAACCTGGGCGACGACATCCTGTTGCTCGCCCAGAGCCACGCAGCTCAAGCGTTCTACAACCCGCAAAACGGCATCAGCGATTTTCAGCCCGGCGTGATCGTCGCCACCCGACAGGGCGCGGGTTTGCTGTTGCGATTTGCCGGCACCTGGAAAAACCGCCAACAGACTTTCGAGGTCGTGACATGAGCATGTTGATCCCTGGCCAGAACCAGTTGGCCGAACCGTCGCTGATCACCGTCGACGTTTTCGAAGACTTGCTCGCCGAGTTCAAGACGTTCGTCGTCGAGTATGTCGGCGCGCGTTCGCCGCAGAGCGCGGCCAAACTCAAGGCCAGCCTGGAGAACGAAAGCGAACTGCTGACACTGGCGCTTGAGGCTTTCTGCGTTCGATTGCAAACCCATGAACGCAAATACAACGCCCGGATCAAGCAGATGCTGGCGTGGTGGGCAACGGGCAGCAATCTAGATGCGCGGTTGGCGGACATGGGCCTGGAGCGACAGTTGCTCGATCCGGGCGACCCGGCGGCATTCCCGCCGGTGCCGGCGATATACGAGAGCGACGACGACGCGCGGCTGCGTTATTACCTGGCGCCCCACGCTCCGGCGGCGGGTTCGCGGATGCAATACCGCCGCGAGGTGTTCACCTTGGGCGAACGTCCGACGGTAAAAGTCGAATCCACCGATGCCGGTGTCGTGAACGTCACTTATACCTTCGCCCGGGACGGTCTTGCCGCGCAGGTCAAGGACGGCAACGGTCGCCGCACGGCGCCTGGCGAAGTGCAAGTCACCGTGCTTGCCCGCGAGGGCGACGGTACGCCGTCCCCGACCTTGCTTGAAGGCGTGCGCCAACACTTTTCCCGGCCCGACGTCTGTCCGGAAACCGACAAGGTCACGGTCAAAGGCGCAGAGATTCAGCGCTACAAAATCCGCGTCGTGGCGAAGATCAATTCCGGTCCGGATTCGGGCCTGACCAAGGTCGCCGCGCAGCAACACCTGCAGGCCTACGCCGACAGTTGCCATCGCCTGGAAGGCCGGGTCGATCCGAGCTGGATCGACTACACGCTGCACAGCGCCGGCGCCGTGCAATTGCAGATTCTTGAACCTCTGGATTCCGTTGTGTGCTCGGCGTTTCAAGCACCGTACTGCACGGCGGTCGAGGTCGAGGTGCAGACGCTATGACCGATCAGACACCGCGTCCGACCCTGCTGCCAGCCAACAGCTCGGCGCTGGAACGGGCCCTCGACATCGGCTTCGGCGCACTACTTGATCGCGTCGCGCCGCCGTTTCCCGAACTGATGAATCCGGCTTCAACTCCCGTCGCGTTCCTGCCGTATCTCGCGGCAGATCGTGGTGTTGCCGAATGGAGCACCGACGCACCGGAAGCGGAAAAACGCCTGACCGTCGAACTGGCTTGGCCCACCGCGCGCCAGGCCGGCACTCGCAAGGCGCTGGAGAACGCCGCCAAGGGTTTGCAACTCAGGCCGGAAATCCGCGCCTGGTACGAACAGATCCCGCCCGGCGAGCCTTACAGCTTTTCCGTGCGGGCCTTCACCGAACAACCCTACAGCGAAGCCATCGACGCCCGTCTCGACCGACGCCTGGCCGATGCCAAGAGCGAACGGGACGTGCTGTCGGTGTCTGTCGGCCTCAGCGCCTTCGGCAATCACGTCATCGGCGCCGCGACCTTCTGCGGTGAGCTGACCACGGTGTATCCGGTGTTCCTCGAAGGGCTCGAGACATCCGGTGAGGCCTTCATGGCGGCGGCGCTATACACCGTCGAAACATCCACTATTTATCCTCAGGGGGCCTGAATGGCTGACTATTACACCCTGCTCACCAACGCAGGGATTGCCTACGAAACCGCCTGCAAGGCGGCGGGCGTACCGATCAAGCTGACGCAGATTTCCGTCGGCGACGGCGGCGGTGCGGTCTACAACCCGGCCGCGACGGCTACTGCGCTTAAACGCGAAGTCTGGCGCGGTCCGCTCAATGCGCTGTTCCAGGACGAGAAGAATCCGAGCTGGCTGCTCGCGGAAGTGACCATTCCGCCGGACGTCGGCGGCTGGTATGTGCGTGAAGCCGGGCTGTGGACCGACACCGGGATTCTCTACGCCATTGTCAAATACCCGGAGTCGTTCAAGCCGGTGCTGGCCACGTCCGGCTCGGGCAAAGAGTTCTACATCCGCTCGATTTTCGAGACCAGCAATGCCGCGCTGGTGACGCTGCTGATCGATGACACCGTGGTCAAGGCCACTCGGGCGTGGGTCATGAGCTACCTCGCCGAAGAACTCGGCAAGCTAGATGGCAAACAATCGGTGCGCGTCGCCGCCACCGCCAATGTGGTGTTGAACGGTGCGCAGCAGATTGACGGTGTGGCGGTGGTTGCCGGTGACCGTGTGCTGTTGCCGAACCAGACCCTGGCCAAGGACAACGGCCTGTGGATTGTGGCCAACGGTGACTGGACTCGAGCGAATGATGCCAACGTCAGCGCCAAGGTCACCCCGGGTCTGACGGTGATGGTGGAAGAGGGCGCGCTCAACGGCGATTCGCTGTGGCACCTGACCACCAATGCGCCGATCACCCTCGGCACCACTGCGCTGACGTTCAAGATGCTGGCAGGTCGTACCGGGATTGCCGCCGGGACTTACAAGAGTCTGACGGTCGACGAATATGGCCGCGCAACTGGCGGCTCGAACCCCGACACATTGTCCGGTTTCGGCATCAAGGATTCGTACACCAAGGCTGAAGTCGAGGCGCTGATTGCCAAGGCCTCGGCATTGCCGGTGGGGTCGATTGTCGCGTTCCCGGTTGACTCGCCACCGCCGGGCTTTCTGGAGCTGGACAACAGCGTCAAGAGCAGCGCGACCTACCCGGACTTGAGCGCCTATCTGGGTGGCAAGTTCAACAAAGGGGATGAGGGTGTCGGGAATTTCCGCTTGCCTGAAGCGCGTGGGGAGTTCTTGCGGGGTTGGGATCATGGGCGTGGGGTGGATGCCGGGCGTGGCATTGGCAGTTGGCAGGCTGATGACAACAAGGCACATACGCATACAGCCGTTGGTACGATTTACTCGTATGGTCATTTGGCGGCTGGTCCAGGGCGTGACTTTCAGAGTTCCAATGTCACTACTTCCTCGGCGGGCGGTTCAGAGGCGCGTCCACGCAACATCGCCGTCATGTGGTGCATCAAAGCCTGGAACGCGCCGGTCAATCAGGGAAACATCGACGTAGCGGCACTGGTCAAGGAAGTTTCCCGGCTTGGATCTGCCGTTCCGGTGGGTGCCGTCATGGCGTTCCCGACGGGGATCGTTGCGCCTGGTTTTCTTGAGCTGGATGGCAGTGTGCAGAGCATTGCAACCTATCCGGATCTGGCGGCGTATCTTGGCACCACTTACAACAAAGGTGATGAGGGGGCCGGAAACTTCCGGTTGCCTGAAGCACGTGGTGAGTTCCTGCGAGGTTGGGATCACGGACGCGGTGTCGATGCAGGCAGGGCAATCGGCAGTTATCAACTCGACTCGCTTCAGAACATCACAGGGCAGTATTCCGCGAACAACGGTGTTCAGCTTGCAGCAACGGGCACGGTCGGCGGCGCTTTCAGTGCGACAGCGGCAGGTGGGACGCAACTCCCCGCAGGCACAGCCTCTACCGGTGTCATCAATATGTCGTTCGATGCTTCGAGGGTGGCACGCACTTCGACAGAAACCCGCCCACGCAACCTGGCAGTGATGTGGTGCATCAAGGCCTGGAACGCGCCGATCAATCAGGGAAGCATTGATGTCGCTGCGTTGTCGGTGCTGGCGCAGCAAGCGACCGAAAGCAATCAAGGCACGGCAAAAGTTGCTACTCAGGTGCAGGCTGATGCAGGTGTGGATGACACGACTATCGTGACGCCGAAAAAGCTTCGTTGGGGGTTTCAGATCCTCAAGGCCGCAAATGGCTACGTCGTTTTTCCAACATGGTTGGGTGGTTTCATCCTTCAGTGGGGCTACGCCTCGATTCCCGCTGTATCAACGGCAGTGCCTTTTACGTTGAGCTTCCCCAATGCCTGTTTGGGTGTTCAATCCACACCGTTCAACGTTTCGGGGGCGGCGGATGTCATTGAGCTTTCAGGCCTGCCTTCGAAAACCGCATTCACAGCCGTCGGCGTCAGCTCCGGTGTTTCGGGAGCACCATTGCAAACAGCCACAAACTTCTTTTGGCTCTCGATTGGACATTAAAGGTGAATGGCATGAAGTACGTGACATTTGATGCCGCAGGCATTCTCGATTCTCGCCTGATTCGTGGCGTCAACGACATTCCCGAAGGCGCGCTCGAAATTGATGAAAGTCTGTGGATGCGTATTACCCAGGAGCTGGACGGTATCTGGAAACTCGATGATGCCGGAGTCATTTCCAAACACGCTCTGCCTGAGCGACAACCCGCGGAATACACCAGCGAGGAAATCGAGTCTCTTCGTCTGCGCGCATACGCGGACCCCATCACAGGTTCGGATCGGTTTTTTGCCGAAGCGCAACGGATGGAAGCCATGGGTGAAACTGGCTGGGAGGCTATCCGCGCCGCTGGAGTACTCAGGTTCAATGAAATCCAGCAGGAGTTTCCATGGGGGACTTCCTCCGCTCAGGTAACTCAATAGACGCCCCGTACCCCGGGGCGTTTTCTTTGACGCCCAATTCATTCAACACCCGCCAAGCCCCTCCCAACGAGGGGCTTTCCCGTTTATGGAGAAACGAAAAATGGCAACCCGCCAAACCTACACCGTGCTCGTTCCATTCCCCACCGGGGGTGGTCACTGGTCGAGCGTCGGCCAGGAACTCGATCTGCTCGACGTCGAAGCCAGCGCATTGCACAGCGCCGGTCGACTGGAGCTGAAAACATCTACCACCAAGGCCGTGAAGGCCGCTGCCAAGAAGGCTGACTGACTATGGCTGAGGTTCTGAACTTCGAGCACAACGGCATTACCGTCAATGCCACCGAATCCCCCGAGGCCATGGGTGGCCTGGGCGACAACGTCATCGGTCTGGTCGGCACCGCGCCGAAAGCCGATCCGCTGATTCCGCGTAACGCACCGTTTCGCATCAACAGCTTCACCACCCACGCGCTGCTCGATCCGACTGGCTCGGAAGAGGGCACCCTGTACCACGCCGTCTACCAGATCCTCAAAGTGGTCAAGGTGCCGGTGTACGTGGTGATCGTCGAAGCGGGCGCGACCCCGGCCGATACCGTCAACGCCGTGATCGGCGGTGTTGAACCGGCCACCGGCCGCAAGCTTGGTCTGGCCGCATTGGGAAGCGTCCCGGAAGACCTGACCATCATCGGCGCGCCGGGTTTCACCGGCACCAAGGCTGTGGCCAGCGAGTTCGCCTCGTTCGGCAAGCGCATCAAGGCCCGTGTGGTGCTGGACGGCAAGGACGCTTCGGTCGCCGATCAGGTGCTGTACAGCCAGGAGCTGGGCGGTGCGGATCTGGGTTTCGACCGTTGCCTGGTGGTGCACAACATGCCGGCCGTGTACTCGAAAGCGGCGAAGAAAAACGTGTTCCTCGCGCCATCCAGTCTGGCGATTGCCGCGCTGGCCAAGGTCAAGCAATGGGAAAGCGCGGGCAACCAGGTGACCTACGCCGAAGACGTGTCGCGGGTCGTGGAATACAACATCCTCGACACCTCCACCGAAGGCGATCTGCTCAACCGCTACGGCGTCAGCTACTACGCCCGCACCATCCTTGGCGGCTTCTCGCTGCTGGGCAACCGTTCGATCACCGGCAAGTTCATCAGCTACGTCGGTCTGGAAGACGCGATCAGCCGCAAGCTGGTGAAGGCCGGCCAGAAAGCCATGGCGAAGAACCTGACCAAGTCGTTCATGGATCAGGAAGTCAAACGCATCAACGACTGGCTGCAAACCCTGGTCGCCGACGAAACCATTCCCGGCGGCAGCGTGTATCTGCACCCGGAACTCAACAGCGTCGAGAAGTACAAGAACGGCACCTGGTACGTGGTCATCGACTACGGCCGCTACGCGCCGAACGAACACATGGTTTATCAACTCAACGCCCGCGATGAAATCATCGAGCAGTTCCTGGAGGACGTTCTCTAATGTTTACCAACCGCGTAAGACAGGCCATCGCGGCCACCCTGCAAGGCCTGCCGTTGTCGGCAACCGTGGAGGAATTCACTCCGCCGAAAATCGATTTCGACATGGAAAGCATGACGGGCGGTCGCTTCATCGTCGAGGAAATGGCCAAGAGCGCCAAGGCGCTGAATGCCACGCTCAAGCTGCAAGGCACCGGCGCTGAAGTGCTGCTGGCGATGGGCGTGAAACTGGGCGACGACATTCTGCTGAACGTGCGTGAAGCCGGTCAGGATCAGGACGGCAACACCTGGTTCACCTATCACACCATTGGCGGCAAGCTCAAAACCATGGGTGAAGAAGCAATCAAAATGGGTGGCAAAGCCCTGACGACGCTTGAGTTTTCCTGCCGCACCTACAACCGCCTGGAAAACGGCGTGCCGGTGATCGACATCGACGTGCGCACCCAGAAGTTCGTGCTCAACGGCGTCGACATCCTCGGTGATGCCCGTCGTGCGGTGCTGATGCCGTAAGCCTTTCGGCAGATCAGGCACAAAACCTGTGGGCGTTCATGCCCACAGGAATCTTCAAGAACACCCAAGGAATTCCTTTCATGTCGTGGATGCCACCCAAGCATGTTCTGTTGTCGCCGATCACCGGTGACGACGGCTCGCAGATCGAATCGATCCAGCTCAAGCCGCTGTTCTACGCCGCCCAGAAAGAAGCGCTGGAACGCGCAGGCGACGATGAAGACGACCAGTTCTTCGAACTGGCGCTGCTGGCCACCGGCTTGTCGGTCAAGGAACTCGACCAGCTCAAGCGCCCGGACTACGTGACCATCGCGCAGTACGTGCACGAATTCTCGACCCGTCCGGCGTCGTTCTTTCTCGACCAGGTCGAAGACGCGGAACATTCCGATGATCCCGATCAGGTGCAACTGCTGTTGCCGCTCGCCGTCACCGGCCGCACCGTGACTTCGCTGAGTCTGGAAATGCCGGCGCTGCGGGCCACCAAAGTGATGAAGAAACTGAAAACGGCCAAGGAACGCGCCGAGTTCATCACCGCCCATTGCACCGGCCTGATGATCCCCGATCTGGCCCTGTTGAGCGTGCCGGACTGGACGCAATTGCAGGTGCGTATCGACGATTTTTTAAACCAGCCGGCGGCCTTCTTTCAGAACGCGACATCGAAGTAATCCTCGATATCGTGCCGCTCATTTACCCGGTAAGTGAGGCGGAAATTCTGGAGTGGGACGCCGAAAAGGCGTTGCGCCGCTACGACATAGCGATCACTCGCCTTGGCGTGAAAAAGGAGTAGAGCGGCATGGCAGACACATCGTTTTCGCTGATGTACGCCGCGCAAACCGGCGGCGCAGGTTCCGGTTTGTCGGCAGGGGGATCGGCCACGGACAGCCTGATCAAACCACTGTCCGAACTGAAAGAGGCGCTGCTCACGGCCAGCCTGGACATCCGCAGTCTGGTGCGTGAACAGATCAAACTCGGCGCCGTTGTCCTGGGGCTGAACACGGCCATGGCATCGTTCAAGGTGCCAGTTGTAACTGCCGCGCCGGCGGCAGGCGGCGAGAGCAAGTCAAAGCTCAAGGCTGAGATTGAACAACGCTCGCCGCCGGCCTACCTGCAATCGGACATGGCCCTGGAAACCGCCATGGCCCAGCTCAAGCAGGTTCAAGGCCTGAGTGGCGACCTCGACACGCTGTCGAAAGCCAACCTCAAACTGGCCACCGACAAACGGGTTGCCGGCAGTGGGGCGACGGTCGTGGATCTGGTGCAGGTCGAGGTCGCGGCTGGCAGATCCGGGATTGGCGCCGGTCTCAAGGGCGCCGACAAGGAACAAGTGCTGCTGGACTTTGCCCAGGATGCAGCGGTCAATGCGTCGGCGTTCGGCATCAGCCTGAAGTCGGCCGGTGAAATGCTGTCGGCCTGGCAAGTTTCGATGAAACTGGATCGCGCTCAAGGTCAACTGCTGGCCGATGCGACTCAGCAACTGGGCAACAGCGGACTGAATGCGACGGCTGCCGATATCGGTTCGGTCGTGCAGCAATCCGGCGAGTCGGCCGTTGCAGCGGGGATTCTGCCCGAGCAGTTGGCGGCGCTGTCAGCCGCGTTGCTCAACGCTGACGTCGACAAGGCCGGGGCCGGGGCAGCGGTGAAAAGCATCAGCGCAGCCCTGGGCAAAGGCACCCAAGGCTCGGCGGCCGAGCAGTCGGCGTGGAAGGCGTTGGGGCTTGATCCCGGCAAGCTGACCGAAAACGTACCGGACAACCTTGTCAAAGCGTTGGCGACATTGAAGCAACAACCGGCAGAGCAGCAAGCGGCGCTGGTCAAGACACTTTTCAGTGGCGACGACGGTGTACGCAAACTGCTGGCGAAACCTGAAGACCTGCAAAAAGCATTTGCGCTGGTCGCTCCGGCCAAACTGGAAGGAACGTCGACGCTTGTGTCCTCGCAAGCAGCCCAGAGCAGCCTGGCATCGTCATTCGCGGGTCTGGGAGGTGTGCGTCAGTGGATGGGCAAACCCGGCGAGGCACAGACGCCAATTTCATTGCTCAAGCCCGATGATCCACTGACACCGGCATACAGCGGCGCGATTGAACGCAGCGCCGAGCCTGCGGGCAAAGACCCGCAGCGAAGCTGGAACGCGTTCGATGCCAGTCTCAATCGTCTGATCACGGCGTTGGCGCCGGATGCGACCGGCACGCTGGACTCGCTGACGAATATGACCAATGGCGTGGCCGATATGGCTGAAGCCCATCCCAAGACCTCGACGGCATTGGCCCTTGCGGGCGCTGGACTGTCGGCCATCGTAGTCGCGGTGATGGCCAAGGCATTCGGCAATTTCACCGACAAACTGCTCAAGGGCGTCGCTTCAAAATTGCCGTTCGGTCTTGGCGGTCTGATTGCCGATATTGGAGACCCGAAAGCGAAGAAAACGTCCGCCGGAGATAGCGCGGGCCATGACTGTTGCTGCTGCAAACCGCTGGGTGGCGGGACAGGCGGCAAGCTCAAGCCTCGCCAGTCAAGCATCAGGGCTCGAGTCGGACGTGAAAAAATCGGTCGGGTGACCCCTCGGGCACCACGGATCAGTGCACCGTCGGCACCGCTCGCGCCGCCGACTCGACCCGTTTTGCCCCTCATGTCCGGCACGCCCATACCGGGAACCATGACGGCATTTGCAGGCTCATCAGCCGTCAGTTCTGCACCGGCCGCTCCACTGTCCGGTTCTTACGCCAGGGCAGGCAGACTGCTTGCCAGACGGGCACCGCCGCTGCGGTTGCTCAGCGCCGGATACGAAATGGTCACCGGCGTCATGAAGGGCGATAAGCGTGCCGTCGTGTCGTCGGGTGCATCGTTAGCGGGGTCGTCTGCCGGTGCCGCTGTCGGTGCTGCACTGGGTACGTTGATTCTGCCGGGTGTGGGCACCATGGTCGGCGGCTGGCTGGGGAGCATGGCGGGCGGGGCCATCGGTGATTCCCTGGGCGACAAGCTAGGGAAACAAGTCGATCGTCTCGGCACTCCTGCACAGGTCAGTAAAGACCTGATCGCGACCTCGGCGACCTCCACGATCCCCGCGGCACTTGCCACCACAGCCTCTACAGCCGCGAGCCAGCCTGTCACGTTCAACTCCACCATCCACATTAACGGTCAGGATCAGGGCAGCGCCCAGGCACTGGCTAATCTGGTGGTGCAGACAACGATGAGCCAGTTGGGCCAGATCATGCCGACCAATCCGCTCGCCACACGACGTGACGCAGCCCTGACCGATGGAGTCGCCACATGAAACAACAAATGGCACTGGGCAGTTTCATCTTCGGTTTGTCCCGGGATTTTGCCTACAGCACGCTGGCGCGAAAGTCCGAGGGTGGCTGGACCGAGTTGCAGATCCTCAACAGCAAACCCAGATCCCATCAGACAGGGCAGAAGCCTGAAACCCTGACCATCTCCGGCACCTCGATGTACGCCGTGGGGATGGAACGGCTCGATGAACTGCGTGCGCTGCAAGCACTGCGTGCACCGTTGCCGTTGATTGACGGCATTGGCCGCAACTGGGGTTTGTGGCGGATCAACAGCATCGACGAAAACCAGAGCGAGGTCATCGATGACGGCACCGCGATGGTGATCAAGTGGGTCATCGGATTGTCGGAGTTCAACAATGCGTAAGGTACGAAGCGTGGCCGGTGACTCGGTGAATCTGTTGCTGTACCGCGAAACCGGTCGCAGCGATGACAGCGCCGAAGAAGCCCTGTGGACACTCAACCCGACCCTGGCCGAGCACGGCCCGATCCTGCCGGCAGGTGTCTGGGTGACGCTGCCGGAACTCGACAGCAGGCCCGCCGCAATCAAACCGGTTCTGGCCTGGGATTAAGGAGGCTGCATGGCACAGGGATTTACGCCGGCGATCGAAATCTACGGCGCCCACAAGGACCTGCTGAACCAGCGCCTGATCAGTTGGGAACACATCGATGCCGCCGGCATGGAGTCCGATCAACTGACGCTGGTGCTCGATCTGGAAGGCCTTGAAGGCTTGCCGACCCTGGGCGGAACCATCGGCCTGCGGGTGGGCTATCTGGAGACCGGACTGGTGGAAAAGGGCCAGTTCAAGGTGACCCGACTGACGCCGACGCTGTTCCCGCTGCGCCTGACGCTGGTCGCGACCGCCGCACCTTTCAGCGGCAAGGACGAGACCCGATTCAAGGAACGGCGCACGGCCAGTCATGGCCCTACAACCCTTGGCGGACTGTTTCGCGAGCTGGTCTCGAGACACGGATTCTCGCCGCGCGTCGACCCCGAACTGGCGCTGATCAGGATCGCCCATGTCGACCAGTCGAACGAAACCGACATGGGCTTCATCACACGCCTGGCGAAAAAGTACGACGCGGTGGCCAAACCGTTCAACGACCTCTACGTACTGGCGAAACCGGCGCAACTGAAAAACCTGTCGGGACAGGTCATACCGGACGTCAGGCTGTCGGTCACCCACAACAATCGACCGGGCGATCACGCCTTCATCAGCGCCACGCTGGAAGAAACCGCCCGAACCCAGAATCAGGGTTGCAAAACCTCCTTTTGGGACAGTGCGCTCGGCAAACTGCGCGAAGTGGTCACCGGTTCCGAACCCTACAAGGTCATCCGCCAGAGACTGGCCAGCGAAGAAGAAGCCAAAGCCATCGGCGAGGCCGAAGTGCGCAAGATGCTGCGCGAGAAATACAAGCTGAAGGTCACCTGTCCGGGCGATCCGTTGCTGGCGGCCGAAGGTCTGCTGGTGCTCGACGATACCTGGCCGGATTTCATGCGCGGGCGCTGGTCGATTGAAAAGGTCACGGCCAGCGGCAAGCGCGAGGAAAGCTATCGCTGTCTGATCGAAGCAAACGGCCGGGATCCCGAGGCAAAAGCCAGGGACTGATCCCCCGATCTCACCGCCACACACCTCACTGTGGCCACTCACACATCCTGGAACGCTCCCCATGAAGATCTCCCCGATCCTCACGCAGCTGCGTGCGCAATGCCCAAGCCTTGCCGGCCATATCGCGACAGGTGTCGACCTGGTGCTTCTGCAAGGCGACCCGAATCTGCCGATGCCCTCGGCCCATGTTTTACCGCTGGCTGACGTAGCCAGCGCCAGCACCGCACAGAACTCCCTCAGCCAGCCGATCCGCGACCGCTTCGAAATCATCCTGGTACTGGATGCCACGGACGCCACAAAAGCGCTGGATCTGTTGCACGACCTGCGCGCCGAACTGTGGCGTGCGCTGGTGGGGTTCAAACCCGATTCCAACTACAGCGCCATCGTTTACGACGGCGGCGAAACGGTCTCGATCAACAGCAGCCGCGCGTTCTACCGGCTGCGCTTTTTTGCCGAGTTCCAGCTGGGCCGCAATCTGCCAAGTCAGCCTGCGGAGAGCTGGCACGAACGCGAACTGGACGGTTTGTCGTCCTTTACCGGGGCCACCGTGCGGGTTGATGCGATCGACCCGGCCGACCCCAACCTGAAACGCCCGGGCCCTGACGGGCGCGTGGAACTGACTTTCTCTGGAGACGTAACCCCATGAGCAACCGCATCACCGTAGTGCCGGCCGCCGGCCGTGCCGTGCCGGACCCGGAAGCAGGCGACCTGCTGCCACTGGAAGGCCGTGAAGTGCTGGACAGCGCCTGGTGGCGCCGGCGTCTGGCCGACGGCGATATCACCCTCAAAACCGCAACAGCTAAACAAAAGGGAGCCAAATAATGGCGATCGGATTCAGCAACATCCCTGCGGACATTCGTGTACCGCTGTTCTATGCCGAAATGGACAACTCGGCCGCCAATAGCGCGACCTCGTCCATGCGTCGCCTGATCGTGGCGCAGGTCAACGACGACATCGCTCCGGGCGAAGTCGGCAAACTGGTGCTGGTTTCCAGCGTGGCGCTGGCCAAGAGCATTGGTGGCCAGGGCTCGATGCTCGCGTCCATGTACGAAACCTTCCGCAAGGCTGACCCGATCGGCGAGATCTGGTGCCTGCCGCTGCACAACGCTACCGGCGCCATCGCCAAAGGCGTCGTGACCCTGACCGGCACCGCGACCCAGGCTGGCGTGCTCAACCTGTATGTCGGCGGCGTCCGCGTACAGGCCACCATCGCCAACGGCGCCACCGCTGCACAGGCTGCAACTGCTTTGGCGCAGAAGGTCAACGCCACCGCCGATCTGCCGGTGAGCGCGACGGTCGCAGAGGGTGTGGTAACGCTCAACGCCAAATGGACTGGCGACAGCGGTAACGACATCAGTCTGCAATTCAATCGCCTGGGCAAGAGCAACGGCGAAGAAACGCCGGCCGGCCTGGTCACCGCGATCACGCCGATGATCGGTGGCGTCGGCGTGCCGGATCAGGTGGCAGCGGTTGCTGCGCTGGGTGACGAGCCGTTCGAGTTTATCGCTCTGCCATGGTCCGACCTGGCCACCCTCAACACCTGGCAAGCGGTGATGGACGACAGCACCGGTCGCTGGTCGTGGGCCAAGCAACTGTTCGGTCACGTGTACAGCGCCAAGCGCGGCACCGTCGGCACTCTGGTGGCAGCCGGTCAGGCGCGTAACGACCAGCACGTGACCATTCAGGCGCTGGAGCAGGGCGTTCCGCAACCGGTCTGGGTGCAAGCCGCCGCATTGACTGCGCGCACCGCCGTGTTCATTTCCGCCGACGCCAGCCGTCCGACCCAGAGCGGCAGCCTGCCGGGTGTCGATCCGGCCCCGGCCAGCGAGCGCTTCACCCTGACCGAGCGTCAGTCGCTGCTCAACTACGGCATCGCCACCGCGTACTACGAAGGCGGCTACGTGCGCATCCAGCGCTCGATCACCACCTACCAGAAGAACGCCTACGGCCAGGCTGATAACTCGTACCTGGACAGCGAAACCATGCACCAGTCGGCGTTCATCGTGCGTCGTCTGCAAAGCGTGATCACCAGCAAATACGGTCGCCACAAACTGGCCTCCGACGGCACCCGCTTCGGCGCCGGCCAGCCGATCGTCACGCCGGCAACCATTCGCGGTGAGCTGATCGCCCAGTACGCCAAGCTCGAACTCGAAGGCCACGTGGAAAACGCCGAGCTGTTCGCCGAGCACCTGATCGTCGAGCGCGACGTGCAGGACCCGAGCCGCGTGAACGTGCTGTTCCCGCCGGATTACATCAACGGTCTGCGCGTGTTCGCACTGCTCAACCAGTTCCGTCTGCAGTACGACGACGTCGCCTGATCGGCGCGTTTGACACTGTGATTTCAGCCCACCTTGCGTGGGCTTTTTATTTGAAGGGAGTAACACCATGGGTCAACTGATTGCAGGCACCTGCTACGTCAAGGTCGACGGTGCACAACTGACTATCAATGGCGGCTGCGAAGCCCCGCTGATGGCCGTCAAACGCGAAACCGTCGTGCCGGGTTTCTACAAGGAAACCGACGTCGCGCCGTCGTTCAAGGTGACCGCGCTGCACACCGCCGACTTCCCGCTGAAGAAGCTGATCGAAGGCACCGATATCACCGTCACCTGCGAATTCAGCAACGGCAAAGTCTACGTACTGGCCGGTGCCTACCTGGTCGAAGAGCCAGTCTCCAAAGGCGATGACGCCACCATCGAACTGAAATTCGAAGGCATCAAGGGGACCTGGCAATGAGCGGCGCCGTGAAGCTTCAAGTTGCGATCGAAGCTCACGGCGAGCCCCTGACCGAACTCGTCCTGCGCCGTCCGACGGTGCAGGAGGTGCGAGCGATCAAGGCGCTGCCGTACAAGATCGACAAGAGCGAAGAGGTCAGCCTCGACATGGACGTGGCGGCCAAATACATCGCCGTGTGCGCCGGCATTCCGCCGTCGTCGGTCAACCAGCTGGACCTGGCTGACCTCAACGCGCTGAGCTGGGCCGTTGCAGGTTTTTTCATGAGTGCGGCGTCGGAACCATCACCGACCTGATTTCGGTCGCCTATGACCTGGCCTGGTTCTGGAAGGTTGACCCCGAACAGATGATGGCCAGGCCACTGGATGTGCTTCGCGAATCGCTGGAGCACGCGCAACGGATCAATGCGATGCAGCAGGTGCAGTGATGGGTAATACACAATTGAGCCTGATCCCGCAGAACTTCCCCGTCACGGTCAACATGCTCGTGGTGCTCAAGGGCGCCGAGAAAATGGAGGCCGAGATGAAGGGGCTGCGCGGCAAGGTCGCAGCATTCAAGAAAAGCATGGAAGACAGCGGCCTGGAGCCGCTGGATGTCGCCGGATTCATTTCCGAAGGTGGCCTGCTCAAGCCGTTTCAAGACGGCATCAAGAAGGCCATCGAAGCGCAGGATGCGCTGGCGAAGAAAGTCCGGGCGAACAAGGGGCTGAAAGTGCCCAAGGTTGTGCACGGAGAAACCTCGGCCAACCTTGAGAAGTTCAACAAGGCACTGGACAAGGTATCGCTGAAGATCGGTCAGGCGCTGTTGCCGGCAGTCAACAGCATCGTCACCGCTATCACGCCGGTGATCACCTCGATTGGTCAGTTCCTCGCGAACAATCCGTACCTCGTCGAGGGACTGGCTGCCGCGGCGGTGGCGTTCACGGTGGTGACGGTCGGTGCAATGGGGCTCGTCGCAGTGCTGGGCATCCTGGCTTCACCGATCGGCCTTGTTGCTGCGGCCATCGCCGGGGCTGTGGCGCTGATTGTGATTGGTGCGCGCCTGATCACCAACAACTGGTCTTCGATTTCCGGGGTCTTCAGCAAAATGTGGGCGTTCACCCGTGAGGCCTTCGATAGCGGAGTCACATCCGTGAAGGAGGGACTGGCTTCGATGGGCGCCTCTGTCGGCAAAACGTGGGATGAGACAGTTGAGCTGTTCTCTGCGGGCGTCGACACCGTCACGAAGTTCTTCGACGAGACCGTGGCGAGCGCGACGGCGGGTATCGAGGCACTCAGTACGAAGTTCTCTTTCTCGCCTCGCGAGGTGATGGACAAGGCGCTGGCAACCGCCGGTACAGTCATCAGTGACTTCTTTGACAGTACGATCGCCAGGACGAAGGCGGGTATCGAAGCACTCAGTGCGAAGTTCTCTTTCTCGCCTCGCGAGGTGATGGACAAGGCGCTGAAAACCGCCAGTACGGTCGTCAGTGATTTCTGGGACAGTGCGGTCGCCAATGCAACGACCGGCATCGAAAAACTCAAGGCCTCGTTCTCGTTTTCGCCCCGTGAAGTGCTGAGCCAGGCGCTGGCCACTGCCAGTGGTGTGGTCGGTGATTTTTACAACGGCGTGGTAGCCAGCGCAGGGGCGGGTGTGGAGTCGCTCAAGGCGCGGTTCAGTTGGTCGCCGATCCAGACCATCAACGAAGCCTGGCAGCCGGTCACTGATGTGTTCTCGGCGCTGCGGGATGTCGTTGGGGCTTCCATGGCCTCGTTGCAGGACAGCTTGCGCCGAGTGTTCGACGTCTTGCCTGTGGAGTCCGCAACGGCGGCCTGGGGTGGCGTGACAGGCTACTTTTCCGGTTTGTGGGCATCGTTGACCACGGATGCGCAATCGGTGAAGGGTGTGTTCGGTGACCTTTTCGGCCAGTCTCCGCTGGACTCGATCAAACAGAAGTGGGAGCCCGTCATCGTCTGGTTCAGTGATATGTGGACGAGGCTGCAGAGCATCTTCGGACAGGTCAAGGAACTGCTGGGTGGCCATTTCTCCGGATTCTTCGAAACCGTAACCGGCAGCGCTGCGACACCTGCGGGGGCGGCCGGGTTGAACAGTCCGTTGCCACAGTCCTCCAGCGCCCTGATCCAGCAAAGTGCCGCCAACAGCCGCACGCAACTCGAAGGCGGCCTGACGGTGCGCTTCGAAAATGCGCCGGCCGGGCTGCGTACCGATCAACCGCAAACCAATCAGCCGGGCCTGGCGCTGTCTTCGCGCATCGGCTATCGCTCGCTGTCCATGGGAGGTTCCAATGAACTGGCGTGACCGTTTGGTGCCGGCGTCCTTTCGTGGGGTCGGTTTTTGGGTCGATCAGGCGAAAACCCCGGTCGGCCGCAACGGGCAATTACACGAATATCCGCAACGCGACCTGCCGTTTTTCGAGGATCTCGGCCAGCAGGCCAAGACCCACGACCTGACGGCTTTCATCGTCGGCCCCGATTGCCTCGAGCAGCGCGACAAGCTGCTCAAGGCGCTGGAGCAAGGCAGCGGCGAACTGGTGCATCCGTGGCTGGGGCGCCTGCAGGTCAAGGTCGGCGAATGCGACATGACCCACACCCGCCAGGATGGCGGGCTGGTGACTTTCGCACTGAAGTTCTACCCCGACCGTCCTTTGCCGTTTCCGACCGCCACCGTCAGCACGCAGAAGGTGCTTCTGGCCAAGGCTGATACCTTGCTGGGTTCTGCGGTGGCACGTTTCGAACAGGCCATGACCCTGATCAAGGCTGCGCGGATCGGCATCGCCAATCTGCGCAATAGCCTCACCGGGGTCTATGACGTGATCAAGGAACAGCTCAAGCCACTGATCGAGCAGTACAAAGAGATCACCGAGCTGGTCAAGGCCGTCAAGGAACTGCCCAAGGAAGTGGCGGCGGAGTTCAAGGGGCTGCTGGGCGATATCAAGGAGCTGAAGGCGTTTGCGAAGGAGGGCTATCGTGGCGTGATTGCCGACGTGTCCCAACAGATCGAAGCCATCCGCAAGGCCGATGCGCCGAAACTCACCACCGGCAAGGACACCACGGCAGCGGCGCAGGCCATGGCCGATCTGGTGCAGGACACGCTGATCGTGAAAGTGGCGCAGTGGGTCGCCTCGATGCCGGTGGCTTCGACACCGGTGAAACTGACGTCGACGCCCACGGTGGCGCAACAGGCGATTCAACCGGTTACCCGCCAGGAAGTGCCGGTCACCGACGATCTGCAACTGCTGCAAAAAGAGCTGGTCGAGGCGCTCCAGCTGGCGCAGAACAAGGCCGATCCCGCGCACTATCAAGCCATCAGCGATGTGAAGGAAGCGCTGATCGCGCACCTCAAGGCTGTGGCGTCGTCCGGTGTGCGACTGGTCAGCAAGTCGTTTCAGGAAAGCCTGCCGGCGCTGGTCGTGGCCTACAAGCAATTTGCCGATGCGACCCGGGTCACGGAAGTGACCCAGCGCAACGGCATCGCTCATCCGGTGTTCTCACCCAACGATGTGAAAGTCTCCAGGGAGTGAGCCATGGACGAGATGGACAACCACGTCACACTGACGGTCGGCGACATGGAATATGGCGGCTGGAAAAGCGTGGAAATCAGCGCCGATCTGGAGCGCCAGTTCCGCACCTTCAAACTCGATATCACCTGGCAATGGCCGGGACAGACCGTCGATCAGCGGATCAAGGCTGGCGACCCGTGCGAGGTGCGGATCGGCAAGGATCTGGTCCTCACCGGATACGTCTTCAAATCCCCGATCAGCTATGACGGGCGGCAGATCAGCCTGAGTGTCGAGGGCAGTTCCAAGACCCAGGATCTGGTGGATTGTGCGGCGCGAAACATCCCCGGCCAATGGCAGGATCAATCGCTGTTGAACATCGTCCAGGCCCTGGCCGGGGAATACACGCAGTTTGTGGTCAACGAGATTCCCGAGACTGCACGCCTGAGCAAGCACACGATCGTCCCGGGTGAAACGGTGTTTCAGTCGATCGATCGTCTGCTCTCGCTGTACCGGGTGTTTTCCACCGATGACGCCGAAGGTCGACTGGTGCTGGCCAGACCGGGCAGCGGCGGCCGCGCCAGCGATGCGCTGGAGCTGGGCAAGAACATCCTGTCGGCCAACGCGCCGATGGATTACAGCCAGGTGTTCTCCGAATACCGGGTGATCGGCCAGCAAAAGGGCAACGACAAGAAGAGTGGGGCGGCGGTCAGCGAGGTTGAATCCAGTGCGACCGATCTGACATTCAAGCGTCGACGCACCACCATCATCAACGAAGGCTCGCAACTCACGTTCGAACTGGCCCAGCAACGGGCCCAGTGGGAAAGCGCCACGCGCATGGGCCGGGCGCTGACCACCACCTATCAGGTGCAGGGCTGGCGCCAGTCCAACGGCGATCTGTGGCGCCACAACACGCTGGTGAAGGTCAAGGATCCGGTACTCGGGTTCGATGAAGACATGCTGATTTCCAAGGTCACGTACTCGTTGTCGGCGCAAGGCTCGGTGACCACCCTGCAAGTGGCGCCGCCGCATACCTTCGACGCCAATCCGATCCCACCGAAAAAAGCCTGAGCCGGCACCTCCCTCCAAGGAAACCCTATGAGCCTACTGACACGCCTGCTGGCGCGCGGCACTGTCGTGCTCGCCAGTTCGGCCTCCAAGCTGCAATCGCTGCAAATGCGCCTCACCGCCGGTGAAGTGAACGACGACGTGGAGCACTTCGAACCCTACGGTTTCACCAGCCATCCATTGGCCGGTGCCGAAGGCGTCGTCACGTTTCTCGGCGGTGACCGCTCTCATGCCATCGCC